AAATTAGTAACAGCATTATTTTTTTCTTTAAAAGACATTACTTCTTACTCCAAGAAGACATGCTTTTTATACCAAAACTAGCAGCTATGGCTCCTCCTAAGAAAGCTTTGTAATAATCTGGCATTGTTGATAACACGTTAAATCCTTCCTGTACGTAAGGAACCATACTGGGTATAAAAGCTCCTATGAGTGGCAAACTTAAAACTAAAGCAAACCATTCGTCCTTCCAAGAGTTTTTTGATGCTTCCGCTTGGGTAGTTTCCCAATCAGCGTCAGCCTGTATACGCCTCATTTTAGAATCATGCACAGCTTGTTTTTCAGCAGCTCTATTCTTTATAAAAGTTCCTGCTAATTCACTAATTGGGCCTATTAACATTTTTAACATGATTATGCTTTAAGGTCTATGCTTGAGTTTTGAGAAGTATAATTTTTTAACTGAACTCTTCCGTCTGCAAATTCGTAATAAATAGTCCTAAACACTGTCTGGAGTCTATGTTGTTCGCCATGCTTTCTGTCATGCTTAACGACTTCCACTGTGTTGTGTTTAGCCCATGTACCTATGGGTGTTGTGGATGCAACTGGATCTATCATATAAAAAAGGGACTACTAGCGTTATTACTAGTAGCCCCTGTTTCTATTAGCTGGCAGGTACAACCAAAGTCAAACCTGAAGCTGGTCTGAGTACCGCTACACCGTAGAGGGTGTCAGAGGTAAACAGGTTAGCCAACCATTCCTGCTTGTACTGAGTCTGTGATCTAACACCGACTTGCTCCGCAAGAACCATTGCATCTCTGTGGAACAACAAGGCTCCAAGAGAGTCCACTGAGCTAGCTGAGTTATCACCAGCAGCTTCAACAGTAGGACAGTTGGTGCTAACGTAAACGTCAATACCGTAAAGCTGTCCAATCTTACCGTTAACAACCGTAGAGTTATTAACGAAGTCAGAACTAACGTATCGTGAGATACCCATAATAGTGTTTCTCAACACTGGAGGAATAACAAAAGCTCTGTTATCCATAGGTACGTCTTGATCGTCTAGCTTCTGGATAATGCCACGGAAAGCGTCGTCTTCAAATACGTCCGCAGAAACAACAGTGTCCGCTGTGTAAGTTGAAAGACCGTTTGAGGCATCGTTAAAGAAAGTACCAGCATTGTTTAGATACGTAGTACTTGTAGTACCGGAAGTACCAAGGCCAGTAGCCAAACCATGTAGATCAGAGTCTACTTGCTTTGCTAGGGCGTAACCAGCGTCTTCCGTGTAGAATTGACGTAGGGAGGACAGAGCCTGTACGTCAGTAATGTCTTCAATAAGACGTGAGTATTCATAATGCTTGTT